CTCCCTTAATGCCTGATGCTGTTTTTAATGTCAAAAAATCGTGTTGCGCTGTGAGTGTGGAAGTTCCTGAAAAGAACGGCACATAAGACGCAGGGGAATATTATCTACCTTTTTTGAACGCTACGAATACGAAGATAGTGCAGGCGACAAGTGCGGGGCTATTGAGTACATTGGCACATGGTACGGCGGGTCAGGTGTTAACGATGAGTTCAGGTACGGCTTATGGATGGGCGGCAGCTCCAACGGGTACAACAAATTTAACTTTTGGATCTATATCAGCATTAACAGCTCCCTTGTTGTCATCATCAGGAACGGACGTTACAATCAGCGCGGGAACTGGTGTTACCTTTTCAGGTACTTCCACAAATTTAACCATTAACGCGGCGTCGAGTGGTACGGTAGGAATAACAGACTATATTTCAACTGCAAATACAGTATCGTTATTTCTTACAGGCACAACAACAGACCCAAGAATAATACCACATAATACATTAGTACATAATACGGGGCAAATGTCAAGTACTGCTAATGGAATTACAATAACAGAAAGCGGAAATTATGAAGTATTGTATGGGTATCATATTTCGTGCGATCACCCAAATGGGAGCGGTTTAAGGTTATCAACATCTGTATATGGTGGCCAGTCTTCGGCAATTGCTGCAATTTCAGGAAGTGGATCAACAACAACAGATGTTTATATCCAAAATGAGGATAATTATTATTCTGGCAAGTTCATTCTTACTGTGCCAACTGGAGGCTATGTATTGGCAGTTAAAATACTATTAAGCGGTGCAACATCAGCGCCACATTATACTTTAAATGACGGTCATTTTTCAATCAAAAAATTAAATTAATAAAAGATATGAAGCATATATTTTTAGTCCTATTCACTTTATTAACGGGTTCAATATTTGGGCAAATAGTCCGTGTAGATTCGACGGTAATCCATGAAAGCCGGGACATATACAATCAGGCGGGTTACTTTATTGGCTCAGATAGTTTCCATGTTAAAAGCGTAAGACTGGCTTATTGTGGGGACACATTCTACGCAAGAACCGACACCCTAATCGAGCGCAGACCAATGCTATTTATAACAATGGATTCCATTGGGGCGGGTACATTGACAGAGGCGCAAGGCGATGACAGGTATGTAAATGAGAATGTGGTAGATACTATTACAGTTAATAAGGTAATAACGGATAGCGACGTCTTTAAATTTGGAACTGGGGCGGGTACGATGTCTTTAAGCCATACTGGATTGATAAGCACACATTCAACAGGCACAACGGTGCACGTTACACCTTCCACAATAGAAGTCTATGACGCAGCCGCAGGTATTACAGAAATTACAGCCACCGGCACAACGGTTACAAGGGATGGTTACACAATTACAGCGGACGACCTAATCACATTAGCCGAAGCCAAATCAGTGGTTAATGACTCCATAGATTTAACCATTACAAGCGTCACAGATGGCACTACAATAGACTTCACGAAGACGGGGCGTGTATTGACTGGTGAAGTAAAAACAAACAGCATAGACAGCACCCATTTAAAGGTTAATAGTGTGAAGGGGTCGGAATTGGAAGATGTGGCAACCGCTGGTACTTACAACTATGGCACGTACGATATTAACGGTAGGTTTATAAGCGGTTCACTTTTAGCATATCAAACAGGAACACAAGTCAGGGACTCAATCGGGCTATTGGATGCAGACCATGACGGTGATGCAGACGATGCGGAGCTATTACAGGGCGCTAACGGTTCTTATTATCGGTCACGTTCAAATCATACAGGTGTACAAGATACCAGTACAATTACTGCCTTAGACGAATTTGTCGAAGATAGAATGGGCGGCAAGATATTGGCAGGAACTAATGTAACTGTATCTTATAATGATGGTACTGGCGAAAAAACAATAAATGCAGCGGGAACAAATTTGACCATTACCGGGTCAAGTCCTTATACACTGGCATCAAGTACGGGTACGGACGTTGTGTTCAAAGCGGGTACAAATATCACATTGAGCGAAAGCGGCGATACCATGACCATCACAGGCAGCGGAGGCGGGTCAGGCCTTACAGATGAACAAGTGCGTGACACGGTTGCAGCGTTTTTGCGTGAAGGATTAAACGGTGCAATAAATCTAACCGAAAGCGATGGCGGGGATAGTTTGGTAATTGCGGCTAAGGTTAAGGAATTAAACGAAAATATATTGTGGGACACTGATAGCCATTATTGTATATGGAATGGGGCAAGTCAGGCCAATGCTACTATTACTTGGGGGTGTCATGTAACGCTTACAGGGTCAGTCCCTGCGGTAACAATGGCAAGTACCAATATATTCACTTCGACACGAAGAACGGAATTATCGGGAAGTGCGGCAACAAACTCAGTGGCAGGATGGAGAGAAACAGCATGTACGTTTTGGTTAGGAAATGGAACGGGTAAGGGTGGATTTACTTATAAATCTACATGGGGGCCTACAACTGGATTAACATCAAATTCAACACATCGGGCGTTCTGTGGAATGAAGGATGGAACTGCAAATCCTTCGGACGTTGACCCGTCTACATTGACCAGTATGTTCGGCATGGGGTGGGATGATTCAGATACGAACATCCAATTCATGCACAACGATGGTTCAGGTACGGCAACAAAGGTCGATTTGGGTGCAAGTTTTCCAAAACCGACAACAAACAGCACTGATTTTTATAAACTGGAAATGTGGGCAGAACCGAACGGAAGTACTGTATATTATAAGGTAACTGACATGAACGATTTAACCACTGCAAGCGGATCTGTAAGTACAGATTTACCAACGTCATTCTTTGGGCCGAGGTTGTATTGCAGCGCAGGCGGCACGAGTACAACAATAGGGGTAGCTCAGATTAAACTAAATATCAAAACAGCATATTAATGAAAATCCTTATTGCCTTAATCGCCTTAATTAGCTGCCAAAGTCCATTACCATGCGACAATGGCAAAATTGCAGCTACCGGGGTAAATGGGGATAGTTACTATCAATTATCCCAAAAGGTATGGTGGTTTGAATTTCCACTTCCTGATTATAACGGATGTAGTTTGATGTTTTTGGAAAGTGCATATTTTATTAAAGTCGATAAAGTTCATTTGGTAAAATGGATTGACCACAACGTAGGGAATGCACTGTATATCATTACAGAAAAGTCAGGCGAAAACTACAAGGCAAGGCAGATAAGGGAGGTATTAAATAATGTCCAAAACATAGAGCCTATTTGCGAAGGTAGCAGATTGATAAATTTTACCAAATGCGAAGACTGGGCAAATGTAGGGGATAGTTTGGGATTGATGTATATTAAAAACATAACACCATGAGGAACTTAATTTTTTTAGTCTTGATTTTTGCAAGCTGCCAAAGCGAGCCAGTGAGCGAACCGGAAAGCAAAGGGTACGGCGAAACGTTGCCCCCTTGCGAAGCCGTCTGGATTCCGGGCGAAGAATGGCCACGTATCGAGGGCGGGCGCGACGGAGTTTACTATCCATTGTTTTACAAAGAAAGCCTTACAACTGACAATTATCTTGTTACACCTACATTCCCACGCACGCAAATGGCCTACAATAAGGCCAAAGTTGATTCTATCTATATGACCCGGGTAGGAAACAATACGCTAAACATTGACGGCATCAATCACGGCTTTTATGATGTCAGGATTAAACACGTAAATCAGGCCACAGGCGACCCGATCAGGCATATAAGCGTAGTAGGAGCTGCAACGATTAATTACAAGCCATACGGGGCAAATGTGTTGCATAGTTCAAATACAGCAAAGGTTATTCGGGTGATCAGGACAAATGAAAAACAGCTATATCCTGACTGGTTTATAGGTAGGCTAAAAAACAAGTGGAAGTACACGGTCATGGCAGATACCACAAGTTTAGGACAAGATTTTATTCAGGGATCAACACCAACGGGAGCGGCGTTTTTAATGCCACATAAGTAAGATATGAGTAAGGCAAAGAAAATGCACCCAAATTGTTTTGTATGTGATAAACCAGGTGAAAGCAAATACGCATTTATAGGGGTGAAAATATGTAGTGTAAAGTGTAAGGATATTTATTTTAACAACCATGATAGGGTCATTATTGAAGAAAGAGAATTAAGAAGAAAAGGATTGATTAAGTAAGTGTAAATAATGAACCGATTAAATTATGTTAGAAACAATATTTGCAATGACGATTAAGGCGAAAGCGTTTATTATGGCCTGTTTAGCTGCTTATGTAGCAGCAACAATGAGATATATTAAGTACAAACGAGAGGGCAAACAACCAAAGGTAAATGATTCGTTCTTATTTGGTATTACTGCTTTTTTAGTTACTTATACTTTCTTTTCATTGGCTGAATATGTTTACCCGACAGCCCCTAATAACCTGGTTGCAGCTATTGGATTCTGGGTAGGTTATATGTCGGACTATTTCTACTCATGGGTACCAAAGTATATTAAAAGTAAATTACCAAAAGATGATATTAACAAGTGAAGTATTTGAGGAAATAAAAACCGATGTAACCGGAAAAGCCCTGTTAAACAATAAGGCTTCGGATATATGGTATAAGATATTAAGGCTACTGGATGCGGCTGCCCCTTTGATATTTGAAGGTGGCCCGCTGAAGTGGTATCAATGGCGTAGGATGTATAAACTGGCTTTACTATTAGTGGAATTTATTTTGGAACTAAAACAGAAATAACATGAATTTTTTGAATGAACTTATTTTAAGGTTGTTTAGTAAAACACCACATTTTTTCACTGTATTAAAGGTGATTAGCGTAATTGCTGCATTAATTACTGGACTTCCTGAATGGTTAAGGGATTCCGGGGTTATATTACCAGAAGCGTGGATGGCACTTAGTAATAGTATTGTAAGCTATGCAGCAATGGCAGCGGCGTTCATCGCACAGTTGACCATGACCGAAGACGACAAAGCCAAAAAGGGATTACGGTAAATTATTTTGATTTTCTCAAGTTTTGGTTGTTAAGTTTGGGCAGGTTGTAAAAGGCCTGCCTACTTTAAAATATAATAAAACAGTAATGGAAGCATTAATAAAAATAGTCCGAGATACTTATACAGATAAGTCCACAATAGGCAAATTATACGTAAATGATAAGTTTGTCTGCGATACACTTGAGGACGTGAGCCGGGATCTTAATCGTGATGGTGATTTAAAAGACCATGGCGAAATAAAGGTATTTGGCAGAACAGCTATCCCGGCAGGACGTTACAAAGCGATTATAAACATTTCACCCCGATTTGGTAAGTTACTGCCCAGGTTATTAAATATACCCGGGTTTGAAGGTGTATTGATTCATAATGGCAATATCCCTGAACATTCACACGGTTGTTTTCTGGTCGGGGTTAGATCAAAGAAAAAAGACTTTGTCGGGTCGTCAGTTTTAACGCTGGGCAAATTAATGGGCGAATTGAGCAAATTTGATACATATACGGTCGAGGTGGTAGATACGCCATTGGTCAATTAAAGAGTTTTTACACTTACTTACAATTATTCAGATTATTAAGGGTTAGGGCAACTTGACCCTTTTTATTTAGATTAATTCTAAATTGCAAAATATATTAAAAAAAATTTGACAATTATATTAACATGTTATTATATTTGCCTTATAATTAATCACAATTAAAAACATAATCATGAAAAACTTAAATAACAAAAAAGCAGCGCAAATTTTACAAGCGTCATTATTAGGTACTATTGCTTATCAAAATGGAATGCCTATGGCCCCATGTTTAAATAAAGAATTGGACAAAATGATTGCATTATGTAGTTGGGTAACTCCTCAAGGCGAAGCGTCAAGCATGGAGATAATGAAAGCATATACAAAAGCATGGACTGCTGCACACATTAGCGCAAAATGGGAAGTATTTACAAAATAGCACAACACCAGGGGTGCGACTGTAACGCGCTTTTTTCAAACATTAAAAAGATAAAAAAAATGACAACTTTAAAAAACATTAAAATCACCGGCTCCTACAAAAAGAATAAAATTGTATTGTGGGCTAAGGCAAAAAATGGGGATATGTTTTGTAAAGAATACTGGAACATGACCCGCAGTGAATGCCATGCTGATTTTAATATTTCAGCGCTTCAATATTTTAATAACCTTTAAAAATCAATAAACATGAATGAGGTAAAGAAAAAACAACGAATTATTTGTTTTGCACCGGGCAATTACGTAGAGGAAAAGATACAGGAATTGGCAGTGAAGTGGTCAACCAATGTAAGCGAAACTATACGATATGCTATCAATGAAGCCCATAGCCGGGAATTTCCTAAAGAAGATAACAGATAAGTCATGGAAAGGTACACACGTGAGGAATTGCAGGATTCAGTTGAGATACTCAACACAAGTGACAGGCTAGACCGATTCGGTAATAAGATGTGGAGCCGGGATAATATCAAATGGGCAATAAGTGTCCAAATGTTTTGGGATCGCATCAAATTAGCGGCTTTAGACCTTGCCAGACGATTCAGATACAGTATAGATATATGTGTTCGGTGGGTATGGCGATCATTGAACGAAGGTACATTTAAGCAGCTTGTAACAGGTCATTGGTATGGGCTTGGGTAAGTTGCATAGATTCCACGACTGCTTTGTCCGGGTCGATTATGACGATGATGGCCATAAGGTTTACAGTTTAGCAGATAGCCATGAGGATGCAGTGTTTAGCCTGACTTACACATACCGACAAATTGAATGGCACGAAGATGGCCAGATCATTGACGAGTCAGAAATAGAAATAGAGGAGTTAAACATCCTTTTTGGTGACCTTGACAACCTAAGTACCATATCCTGCAAGAATAGCGCAGAAGTTGACAAACGATTCATGGGATTGGTTAATGAACATTTCGATTTAATACCCAATAAAGAACCGTATTTAGTATAGCCTACGTGAGAATGATGCCGCTCTGGTGTTTTATTAAATAACAAAGGTTATGGGATAAGATTCAAGGAGCCGGAGCGGTTTTTCAACGGTAACGATTTTTTGTATTCATATATTAAATTTTTCCCCGACTTTCTAAATGTAGGGGGTCGGGGTTTTTCAAAGCAAAGTTTTTCATTATATAGATTATTTTGATTTTGATTTAATTGTGAAGGGCTACTGTCTAAAAGTAGGTGGTAGCTTTTATTAAAAATTAAACATGGGATTTAGAAGTACATTAACAACGCAGTTTTATGGATATGATTTACCTGATTGGTTTAAAGATAAATACACTGATTATTACTATATCAATGGCACGTTAGTGTCGTCATTATGTGAATTAAAGCACTATAATGACGAATTTGAAACAGACTACCAGAAGGCATTAATTGAGTGCGGTTTTTTTGATAAGATCAAATCTATGGTATGTGCTGTATTAGCTGAAGATGGTGTAATAACTAAGGTATTTATATCAAAAGATGATATTGAGTATATCCACTTTTTTAACGATTGTCTTGTGGAGTCTTTTCACAAATGGACAAATTAAAACTAAAACAAATGACTGAATTAACACACTGGAAAAAATTGACGAACCCAACTTACATCGGAGCGCATGACCTTACACCTGGTCAAGAGTTAAAGATAACGTTAGAAAGCGTATCGAATGAAATGGTATCAGGACCGGACGGTAAGCAAGAACAATGCGTGGTAGCTAAAATCAAAGGGGCAAAAAAACCAATGATACTAAACAAAACCAATATGAAGATTATAGCGAAGCTATTAGAGAGCAATTACGTAGAAGATTGGGCGGGTAAGTCGATAATCATCTACGCTGCCAAAGTAAAGGCGTTTGGGGAACTTGTTGAAGCGCTGAGGGTCAAAAATGTTAAGGCATGACCCAATTAGCACAAGACATCTTCAGCCCTGAAAGATATGGGTTAGTGACTGGTTCCAGATGTAGCCCATTAGTACCAAAACGAAGCGCAGAGAAGGGAATGGACACGTTAGCCCGGACGTTAGCAAAGGAGCGTTATTTTAGGTATTGGGACGAAGTTACCACGTGGCAAATGGAACACGGCAAATTATGTGAACATTCAGCCTTTGAATATTGGAATACACGTTTTGAGCCAGTTGAAAAGGGTAGATGGATAATGGATGGCGACATCGGAGGCAATACAGATGCAGAAGGTCAGGACTTTGGGGTCGATTTCAAATGCCCTACATCGTTACAAAACTGGTTAAACTTCCTATATGACCCAATTATGGACGGCGATTACTACGATCAGGCACAATTATACATGATTCTGACAGGAAAAGAGAAATGGGTGATAGCAGCCTTTTTGATGGAAACCGATTGGATGAGTAATAACGGACTAACTTATCCAATAAATCCAGACAAACGAATGATACTAAACGAAATTACACCAGATCAGAGATGGCGCGAAAAGTTTTTTATAAGTCTTCCTGTGGTGATCGAATTAAGAGACCAGTATATTAACTTATTAAAATTCAAATTTGGCGAAGATGGTATTAATAGCGGCCTTATTTAGAGTAGCGATTGCCTTTGTGATATTTTGGGGAATTGTTGAATGTATTAAAATTATCCAGAATGACCAAAAATAAGCGAGCCTGGCCAATTCAAAGCGACAAAGTAAACGAAGCATTGACCGGGCATAATAAATGCGTTGTATGTGGCTTAAAATGCGAAAGTAGGGCATTTTATCCAGTTGTAAAGAAAGGAAAGCCATGTATTAAGATTTGCAGTTTTGATTGCAGGGAAAAATATAGAAGCGTTGGAAGTTATTAACAAAACTACCTCACTATGGAAGGCAGCAAAGCCGGGGTCGTTTAGGGTGCATGAATTGTATGCAAGGATGACGGTATTAAAAAATATTATTAACAAGATTAAACAGATACCATGAATACCATAAAAGTTCTGCATTTGACATTAAAAAAGAAATGGTTTGATATGATTTTGTCAGGCCAAAAGAAAGAGGAATACAGGGAAATAAAGCCATATTGGATTACTCGACTGAAATTTGATATATGGAATACAAAGCCTTTTGATTTTATAGAATTTAGGAATGGATATGCAAAGACAGCACCAACAATGATTGTGGAATGTAAGGGTATAAGGGTAGATATGCCGAAGCCGGAATGGTCTGAAAACGCTAAGGGTGTATGCTTTGTAATTGAATTGGGAACCATTTACGTACATCCTATAAACTTAGATAACCCATGATATTTTTATTCCAATACCTACTATTATTAACCATAGCCTTTACCGCTTGGTGGGCTATTGAACAAAATTTGAAGAAATGAGAGTATTGATTGCCTGTGAGTATAGCGGAATAGTAAGGGAAGCATTTACAAAATTAGGTCATGATGCGTACAGTTGTGATTTATTGGAAACCGAAATACCTGGAAAACATTACAAAGGCGATGTTATGGATATTATTAACGACGGATGGGATTTAATGATTGCACATCCTCCGTGTACACATTTAGCGGTAAGTGGTGCAAGATGGTTTAAGTACAAAAAAAATGAGCAAATACAGGCTTTGGAATTTGTCAAATTGCTTATGCACGCACCAATTAAAATGATGGCCATTGAAAATCCAATTAGTATAATAAGTACTAAAATAGCTAAGCCAGACCAAATAATACAGCCGTGGCAGTTTGGACATGGTGAAACTAAATCGACTTGCTTGTGGCTTAAAAATTTACCAAAATTAATACCTACCAATATAGTTGAAGGACGTGAGCAAAGGATATGGAAAATGCCGCCCGGTGAAAATAGATGGAAAGAAAGAAGCCGAACATTCCCAGGAATTGCACAAGCTATGGCAGCACAATGGGGTGGGCTATTGAACAAACAATAAAAAACAAATGAAAAAAACAATTTTAGATGCTGGATGGATTTCAGGAACCGAAACTCCACATCATACAAAAGATGTAATTGCAATGATAGAGTGTTTAGATAGAAAAAATTTAACCAATAAATAAAACAAGATGACAGCAAAGGAAAAGGTACAGATAATAGAATGGTTTAGTGGACATAAGGCGTTTGGGTTACCAGTAACGATTAGCGATATTGAAAAATATTTATCCACAATGGTTTCAGACCCAGAACCAACACCACACAAGCCCACAAAGATAAGTGAGCTTGGCGAAAACGATGTTATCCACACCGAAACAGAAGCGGAGTATTACAGGATTTCAATATTGCTGCATTTGGCAGGGAAAACGTGGGCAAACGGTTATTCGTATTTAGACTCGTTTTTGTATAGTAATTATAGTTATAATACTTGCTTGGGTTCAGTGGGAACGCTTTGTGATATTGATTATTTTAAAGAATACGAATACAACATCATTCCATCCACACAAATAACACAGCCATGACACAGATAAGCGCAAACGAACTTCGACTGGGTAATTTGGTACATTACAAACAAAACGATGGAAATATAATTGAACACGCCACTATATGGGAAGATATAATGATAATATGTGGTAATCCTGGTGGGTATAATCGTCACCATACCCCCATCCCCATAACCCCTGAATGGTTGGAGAGGTTCGGGTTTGAGTGTGTATATAAAAGCGCAATGCACTCTACATATTTCAATAAATGTATGTCATACTATTTTTGGAATAAACCGTGGAATAAGCCAAACCAACAGTATGCAGAGTTTAAAGGAGAAATAATCCATTGTGACTTTGTACACCAGCTCCAAAACTTAGTACACGCCCTGACTGGAACCGAACTAATATTGAAGCCATGAAAAAAGCGCAACTACTCGAAAAAATAGATCAGTTGGAAGAGCATATTAAAATGCTTGAAGCCGAACTTGAAGATTACAGGGCTGAATATAAAGTAGCTGAAATTGACTTAAATTAGGGTGAACTTTTGCACACTCAAGACTTAACAAAAAATGGCCAAAAATTCAAACACGAAACCAGGGATTTAGGCGATGGCAATTATCGGTACATTTTAAAACTTGATTGGGAAATACCAAACACATGAAAACATACGCAATACGCCTTAAACACGGCGACAAAACCTATTTAAGCAATATAGAGGCCACAAACGAAGCTGAAGCCATACAAAGGGCAAAGGAAGCCTATTTGAAGCGGTTAGGTGTTTCGGTAATCGTTGAGCCATCGGTAAAGGGGTTTGATGACATTTTTGATAAGTTAGGCCAATATTTTAAACCATAACCAGGATGACATACCAACAATTTATAGAGAATAAAAAGCATTTGACCGGGGACTTTGGATTTGAAGCTAATTACATAACAGATATGGCATTTGATTTTCAAAGATACATAATCAACAAAGCGGTCAGAAAAGGACGTATGGCTGTATTTGCCGATACTGGATTGGGTAAGACTTTAATTCAGTTATCAATAGCAAAAAACATTATTAACCATACAAATAAAAGAGTATTAATATTGACGCCTTTGGCAGTAGCATTTCAGTTTATTAAGGAAGCTGAAAAAATGGGAATTGACGATATAGAGTATTCAAGGGATGGACACTACACAAAAAAGATTATAGTATGTAATTATGAAAGGTTACACTATTTTAATACATCCGATTTTGACGGCGTAATATTGGATGAAAGCAGCATTTTAAAAAACTTTGACGGCAAAATAAAAGCCCAAGTAACGGCATTTATGAAAAAAATAAAGTACCGTTATTTAAGCACTGCCACACCTTCACCAAATGACTTTATAGAATTGGGAACCAGTAGTGAGGCGTTAGGGTATTTGGGGTATGTGGATATGCTCACAAAGTTTTTCAAGAATAACCAAAACAGTGTAGATAGTAATAATAGGAATATAGGCGAAAAATTCTACCTTAAACCTCACGCTGAAAAAGACTTTTTTGCATGGGTTAACCAGTGGTCAATAATGGTAAAAATGCCATCCGACATAGGGTTTTCAAATGATCGGTATATGCTCCCAAATTTAATAGTAAATAATCACACCGTTAAAAATCAATCCTTAGTGGATGCTTATGGACAAGTTCAATTATTTACTCCCATTGCAAAGTCAATGACTGAGGTAAGACACGAACAAAAACAAACAGAATCAAAAAGGTGCGAAAAAGCCTACGAATTAGCCGACGGCAAATGTTCTGTTTATTGGTGCAATACCAATAATGAATCCTCAATACTTAAATCACTGGATAAAAACGCAGTTGAAATAATAGGTAGCCAGTCTATTGATCGTAAAGAGGAAATATTATTAGCGTTTGCGGATGGACAAATTGACCGGATTATAACTAAGGCTAAAATGACCTCAATGGGTTTAAATTGGCAGCATTGTAACCATACCGTATTTTTTCCAACATGGAGCTATGAACAATACTACCAAGCTATAAGAAGGTTCTGGAGATTTGGCCAGACAAACGATGTTACGGTTGAATTGGTACTATCCGATGGCCAAAGTAGGGTAATGGAAGCCTTACAACAGAAAACACAAAAGGCCATAGAATTGCACACTAAGTTAACAAACAATGTAAACAGCGTTTATACAGACGTTAGAAAAGAATTTAATAAACAAATTAAACTGCCTCAATTTATATGAAAGAACTAATTGAAAGCAACTATGCAAGTATAATTAAAAGGGGTCTTATAACTGATAAAACAACTTTAAACGACTTCTTAAATAAATTAGATGAAGAGGTTAACGAATTTAAAGAAGATAACAGACCCTATGAATTAGCAGACATTATTTTAGTATGTCTCAACATTGCCCGGCATTATAATATTGACATTGAAAAAGAGTTAATTAAAAAAATCCAAATAAATAATCTCAGATGATTAAGGACCAAAAAATAACAGACCAATACGCAATTTATAACAGCGATTGCATGTATGTACTTCCAAGTTTACCAGATGAAAGTATTGACCTGGTAATTTATTCGCCTCCATTTGCCGGGCTTTACAATTATTCCAGTTCTGAAAATGATTTTTCAAATTGTGAAAGCAAAGAACAGTTTTTACAACAGTATGAATTTTTAGTAGCTGAATTATCAAGGGTGACAAAACCCGGTAGAATAAATGCCGTTCATTGTACCGATGTATTTGACAATACCTCACGCCTTTGGGATTTTCCAAATGAAATAATAAGGATTCACGAAAGACATGGTTTTGAATACCGTAACCGTATAACCATTTGGAAAGAGCCGTTAAAGGTACGTATGAGAACAATGGTTCAAAGTTTGATGCACAAATTTATAGTTGAGGATTCAACAAAATGCTTTACTGCCATGCCGGATTATGTTTTGGTTTTCACAAAAAAAGGCGAAAATAAAGTGCCAGTAACGCACAAATATGGTATTAATCATTATGCCGGTGAAATTCCAATACTTCCAAACATTTTAAAGGCCTGGAACAACGCCAATAACAGCAATTTAAATGCGGATCAATTGTGGGAACATTTAAACGCCATCAATGAGTCTGAAGGCATTACAAAGCTAAACCATTATATCTGGCAGCGTTACGCATCCAGTGTATGGGATGACATTAGGATAGACCATGTACTTCAATACAAAGACAGCAAAGAGGAAGACGATGAAAAGCACGTACACCCACTTCAATTAGACGTCATTGATCGTTTGGTTGAATTATACAGTAATCCAGGCGAAACGGTTTTAACGCCATTTATGGGCGTAGGTAGTGAGGTTTACAGCCCTATATCAATGGGTAGGAAGGCAATAGGGATTGAACTCAAAGACAGCTATTTTAAACAAGCTATTTTGAATTTAAAAGAGGTTAAATCCAGATTTAAAGCTACTGAACAATTAACCTTATTTTAAACTATGAAACATTTAAACACAATGTTACACAAATGTTTTAAGGCGATAAACACGGATAGTAAATTGCAGACAATAAAACACGGCAAATTGAATAATAATAACAAGATAGATGGCAGTGCTGAAAACACCGTTCCCAACGGTGGGTTAGTCGTGTTCCCTGAGGCACTGCACATCTTTTTACAAACACGGCAGTATCATGGAATACAAAGATTCTTTTATTTTTTATCGTAGTTTTTACGATGCAATGCAGACGCTTCCAAAAGATGCTCAATGCGAGTTGTTTAATGCAATATGTCAATATTGTTTTAGTGGGTTATTACCAAAACTTAATGGCAGTGCTAATGGAATGTGGGTACTTATTAAACCACAATTAGACGCAAACAACAAGCGGTTTATTGATGGCAAAAAAGGGGCAGTTCATGGTAAAAAAGGCGGCAGGCCAACAAAGAAAATAAAGGAAGAAAACCCCACTGGGGTTATTACTAAAAACCCTATACCGTTATCACCTGAAACCCCAGTGGGGTTAAATGAAGAAACCCCTAATGTAAATGCTAATGTAAATCAGAATGAAAATAATAATGTAAATGCAAAAGATAATAAAAAAGTAATTCCAGATTGGAATGAGTTTAAAGAATATGCATTAAGCAATACTCCAAATGTTGACATAATGAAACTGGAATTAAAATACAAGGCATGGAAAGAATCAAATTGGAAAACCGGAAATGATAAGCCTATTAAAAATTGGAAGTCTACATTATTAAACACATTACAATTTATTCAACAAGAAGAAAAGCCCGTTGATAAGTCAAAGGTAGGAGGTGGTTCAGGGTTACCACATTTTAAATTTGATGATAAAGATGATTTAGATAGGATTTTAGGATATAATAAAAAATAAAAAAATGCAAAAAGAAAAGTTTATTCAAATTGTAAATTTATTCGGCAATTCAATCAGACACGAAAATTCAGAAGAAGTTAACGCTTTAATTGATTTTTTCATGTACGATACATTAGGCGATATTGCATATGACATGATATGTGATTTTGTGTTAACGAATTATACGGATAAAACAATTAGTAATTTGTATGACCATATAATTGGTGAAAGGTTGTTGCCTGACGAAAGAATGATGGAACATAATTTTGTTGCATCAATGGAAATCCTTTTTAATGCCACACAGGATAAAAATTTAAAAGGTGAAGCAGTGACTACTGCATTGGGAATAGTTAACCCATTAAAAAAAGGCAAATTATATGAAGTTCAACTAAGGTTTGAATCAAATGAAAGTAATTTTGCGGGGGGTGACGTTACTTTTCAGTCTGTAACATTAGGTGAGTTTGGAATTAATTAACCCATATAACCCCATATTTGACAACAACGTTAAACCACTTCCTAATGAGGTTGAATTGGAAAAGCGGTTAATAAGCGTATTGTTACAGTATGGAGACAAGGCAGCTACAGTGATATTCCCTAAACTTCAATTCGATGACTTTTATCACAATGACCACAAGTTAATTTATTCTACCGCAGTAAGTCTTTTTGCGGACGGCATCACAATAGACGCATTAACGATTGATAGTAAAATTGACAGGATGCAGATGTTGTTGGAATTAACGACAATGGATTTGGGCTTTAATGGGCATTATCCCGAAACATGGGAGGACTATTCCTTAATCATAAAAAATGCCAGTGAAAAGCGGAAATTAATCGGGTTATTTTACAAACAGTTGGGACATTGCTTTAATAATGCCGAAAATAGTCACCACATAGCGCAGGAAACGATTTTTAATATAGAAACGATAAGAAGTACCGGAAATGAAAATAAAACGCTTAAACAGGCATTACATGACGAAATTCAAAACCATAAAAATCAGGGCAGTTATTTAGGGTTGTTAACAGGGTTTAAAGAACTTGACAGGCTTACACTGGGATTAACAGAACCAGACTTAATAATATTGGCAGCTGGGCCAGGTGAGGGCAAAAGCACATTTGCACTGAATATAGCTAAGGAAGTAAGCAAACAAGTGCCTGTATTATTCTTTAGTCTGGAGATGAAACAGAAACAGATCCTTTGGAAGTTATTAAGCGATTACTTTTCAATTCCGGTTAAGGATGTGAGGTTAGGCCGTTACGATGTGGCCAGTCCTATAATGGATAGGGTAAGTAATTTGAAGTTGGAAATATACGATAACGGGGGTTTAAGCATTGATGACCTGGTGAGCATTGGAAAAGCGGAGGTTATTCGTAAAAAGGTTGGATTGATCGTAGTTGACTATTTGCAGTTATTAGCTAAAGGAAGCAGAAACAAGACAAGAAACGATGAAGTAAGCGAAATAAGCAGAAAGTTAAAGATGTTGGCTATGGATGCAAATGTACCAGTGATCGCATTAAGTCAGTTAAGCCGGGATAAGATGCGAAAGTATTACAGCTTAAGCGATTTAAGGGATAGCGGAGCGATTGAGCAAGACGCGGACGGGGTAGTCTTTATATTCAGACCAGTAGAACATCATATGGATAGCTACGAATTAGCAGGTAAGCAAATTAACGCAAACGATAACACGGCGATCGTAAGTATTGCAAAGTGGCGAATGGGTGAAAAGGGTGAGTTTGAAATGAAGTTTAACGGGGAATGTTCCCGATTTGAGGACATTGGAAGCGGATTTGATATTAACAGTGTAAGGGGTGCAGATGTGCCATTTTAATAAAAGAATACGAATGAGTAAATTAATAAGCGGATTACCAGACGAGTTAAGGGTATTAGCAGAGATAAGAAGACAGCAGTTTGCAGATAGTTTCAGGAAGCACGTAAGCGAAGATTATTATAATAACTTAAGAAATGAAAATATATTAAGCAGGGCGTTCCAATGGCATAGAACACCAGAGAAGCAACCATTTTGGTATGATGTGAACGAAGGCTTTTATGAAAACGTTTTAGTATTGAAAAACGAAGCAATTTAAGATTAGTGGTTTATTACAGTCATATAAAGCAGACCGGGTAAAAGTATTCGGGATGCTTTAATTTAAAAAGTGATTATGCAGAAATTCAATCCAGATAAAATATTTAAATGTAAAGTATGCAAAGTGGATTATAAGAAAAGCAGACCATTACAGTCAGTATGCGGTGCGAAGTGTGCGTTAGTCCATGCAAAGCGTCTGGAGGATAAGAAAGCGGCAAAGGAGGCACAGGAATGGAGAATAAGGAAGCGAAGTGAAAAAAAGGCTCTTGAGAAGACGGGCGTCACATTGGGGAAACTACAAAGGAAAGTAAATTTACTTATACGATTAATCGACAAAGGCCATCCATGTATAAGTTCAGGGCGCAAATCAGGCCAGATGCAAGCCGGACATTATTGGGCAGTTGGAGGAAATAGTCAATTACGATTTCATCTGTTTAATATATGGGGTCAATCAGCAACCGATAACAATTACAAAAGCGGGAACCCGGTAGGATATAAGGAAGGCATTATAAAAACGTTTGGAGAGTGGTTATTTAACGAAATAGAGGCATTAAAAGAGATGCACCATGACATCAAGTTAATGAAACACGAAATTGAAGCGAAAATCACCATTGTAAACGATTTAATAAAAGAAATGAACAAACGACACGAAGTTAGCGGTATTTTGAGTAATCAAGAACGGATTGAATACAGGGAATTGTTTAATAAAAAAATAGGTATCTATGTATAAGAATGTACTTTTATTATTTGCGATGTTATTAACACTTGCCGCGATTACTAATTATTTTGCATTTTGGTTTGGATTCCAATTTACTGTTTTCATATTGTTGTTTTTCATTATATTTGCATTAATAAGTATTCACGATGCCGTCCATAAAAAGTAAAGTATTGAAACCGTGGGCAAGCGAAAAGAAAGCACCTGTAAGGGCGTTTAAAGTAGCGGACTATAATAGTAGGGCATGGAGGGATTACAGTTACAACCTAAGGGCAAGTAAATTAATGTGTCAGCACTCATTAAGGCCATATCCAGTAAGTCATTTAGTAGTAGATCACAAGATCCCAGTCAATGAGGGCGGTAGCTTCTGGGATGAGCGTAATCACTGGGTAATTAATAAATGGTATCATAGTAAAAAGACAGGAATGGAACAAAAAGGAAAGTTGATGTTTGAATGGGAATTAAACGAAAATGGCGAAAAAATACCAAAACAATGAGTAAGGAATACAAAGCATCGGAAATGACCGATAAGCAAAAGCAAAAGTTTATTAAACGGTTTATAAAAGGTAAAGTAAATCAAATATATGACTTTGATAAAGAGGAATGGATTGATTATAATAAAGAGCCGAAATTTATAAAGGGTAGCATTTGGCGTAAGCGAAAAGAAACATGGGAGGACTATTCCTTAATCATAAAAAATGCCAGTGAAAAGCGGAAATTAATCGGGTTATTTTACAAACAGTTGGGACATTGCTTTAATAATGCCGAAAATAGTCACCACATAG